AGTTGCTCCGTTATGTTGTACCAACAAATCACCAATCTGATAACCTGAACCTTTTGCTGCTGGTGGAACTGTTGTAGCTGTTAGAGCCTTATAGTGTACTTGAACTGTGGCAGTAGCAGCACCGTCAAAGGCAAAGTCTGGAGGACTTACTGTCACTGTTGGAGTTGCTGACCAACCAGATCCGGCAACAATAGTACCATAGCTGGCAACACCTTCGCCGCCGTAGCCGGTTGTACCGCCAGTGGCTTGATCTTGAAACGAATCATTTAAATTCGCAAAAAACTTTTTCTTAATAGGACGTCCCATTTTGTTTCTCCTTAAAATAAACTAGTAGATTCTATCTACTACGCGGTGGGGTTCCGCATAAATTCCTAGAATAGGAATGAACAATATATTTAGTGTATAGCCAACAAAAAACCCGCCGAAGCGGGTTTTGTATTGAAATAATCCGTGGATTACTTGTAGCTTGTCTTGGCAGAGTTGATGCTAACTTTACCTAAGTAGTCAGCAGCGTTACCTAGAGAAGAAGCAGTGTTGCTTAACTCCACATAACCATAACGGGTCAAGAAGCCAACTACTGGTTCAAAAGTAGCTGGATCAAGAACAACACCAGAACTCATTAGAGGAATGTATGGGCAATAGAACGCAGCAGCATCTGCTTCGCTAGAACCTTTGTATCCGATTAGAACTTGGTTGTCTTGAATGGTTTGTGAACCACTGTCAGGCATATAAGCGTCAACATAAATTCTCATAGCGCCATTCAATGTACCAACAAACTTGGTGTTTGTAGGTGCTTCAAATGTACCTTCTGTTGTACGAGCAAAAGCGCTGGTAGTAGCAGATTGTAGAATTGTCAATGCTTGGTTAGAAACAACAGCCCAGTTACCAGAACCACGACGTGTACGTTGAGCAATCAAGTTGCTTACACGGTTGATTTGGATAGCTAGAGCAGCGTGCTCGTCACCAACGAATGTAGCTGTACCAGAAACCAATGACTGGTCATATGTTTCTTCAACAGTGGCCAAGCTACGTAAAGAAGCTAGGATCTCTTGATCGATTTCAGCTGTGATTTCTTGTGCTAGAGCAGCCATGATTTCTGCTTCGATGTCAATACCTTGTTGGGCTTGTGCATCTTGAGCAGCTTCAAAAGTCCAACGAGCAGATAGCTTGCGGCTCTTTGCTTCAACTGGGCTCTTCAAGATTTGGATGCTCATACGCTTGCCTGGTGTACCTTCTAGAGTACTTGTAGCAGCAGCCTTTGGAGTTGTGCTGCTATCGTTACCAGAGTAGGCTTGAGCAATTTTGAATGGGCTCAATGCTTCTTCACCGGCTGTTACTTCGTTAGAACCATCAGCATAGCGAACACGTAGAGTGTGGATTTGACCAACTGGACCAGTCATTGGCTGAACGCCGATGATTTCGTTGGCAATAACTGTAGGCATAACACGACGGATAACTGGTAGAATAACACGGTTAAGTGTTGCTACGTTACCGGCGCTGGTTGCACCAGCAGTTGCGCTTTCAGACAAACTGCGACGTGTATTCTCTAAACATACGTTCATAGATGCACGACGGTTTCCAGTTAGGCCTTCAAGCAGAGCTTCTTTGGTCTCTGACCATCTTTCATTTAATAATTGTGACATTTTAATTGTCTCCTTGAAATAATTATTTTAGACCCGCGAGTTTGCGGATATCTAATATATTGTCTAAGCCTACCTCTGGCTTTGTTTCACGATTTCCAGTTACTTCAGAACCTTCACTTAGCATGACCTTTTTCTCGGCTGGCTTACGTGATTGTCCTTCCATCACTGCTGGTAGGTATTTGTCAAAAGCTTCATTAAGTTTCTTAGTCTGTACAGACTCTAGAAGTTCTTTCATGATATCTCTCTTACTAGCATCCAACGGTGCTAGCAACTCACTCATAGCGGCTTTGCGTTCCATCAAATCTTTGGTAACACGAAGATCGCGTTGTACAGATTCTACTAGATTTGCTTTTTCTGCTACAGTTTGTTGTGCTTCTGCTAGTTCTTGATCTTTCTTAGCGATGATCTTTAACAATTTACTTGTCTCAGACTTCTCATTTAGGAAAGAACCGGCAAACTCTTGCGCAAACGCTTCATATAACTTACGTCCAAATTCGTTGTTACGAGCACTATCAATATCTTCTTTCAATTGCTTGATTTCAGATGTTAATTTTTTAGTGACTGCGGTTTCAACTACTTGAGCGCTGCGCTTGATGAATGTCTGCTTAATATCTTCAAACTTGCTTTTGGCTTCACGTACTAACTTAACTTTGGTTTCGGCTAGGTCACGCTTGTCTACAGCAAATTCACTGATCTCTTTAGCTAGAGCATGTACTACAAAACTCTCTAACTTGCTGAAATTCTCAGAAACTTTCTTACGGTCTCCTTGGAATTCAACCAACTCTTTACCTAATTGCTTGATAACAAATCCTTCTAGTTTTTTAGCATCTTCAGCGATACGTGTTCGGTACGCTACTTTTGCTTCGGCTAGAGCCTTTTTGTCATTGTACAATTCGGCCATTTCTACGGCCAATCTATCGCCTAACATCTTGTCAATTGCTTCAACCATAACAGTCTTGTCATGACTGTATTTTTGTGCAAACTCTTCACGAAGTTCTGCGGTAACCTGGTCGCGATTCTCTTTAATTTTTTCAGCAAAGGCAGACTCAATAACAGACTTAACGTCTTCTGTCATCACACCTGACTCTACTAATTGTTTGAATGCGTCCAACATTGTTTTCTCCTCGGGCTTATTTTAGACCTTTAATAATTTGTAGGAGTGATTCCTTCAAATATTTCTGGGCCTTTGGATCTTCTTTTACTTCTTGTGCTACTGTAAATGCTCTCATTCCACCACGAGCATTCATTAAATGCTCATAAACTGGAGTAGGATAAGCACCAGGCGCACTGGGTTGAGCAACCACGTCCACAGTAATAATCTCAAAATCAGATACATGGCCGTTCATGTCGTTGACGTTTCCGCTACCACGACTACTAACGCCAAGTTTTACTCCGCTTTCAAGCATAGTACGAACTAGGTTTCCCATCGGTGTTGGCAAAATTTTCATCTTACCATAACCATTAGGACCCTCCATCCACATCTGAGTAATCATATGGGATACACGGTCCAAATTCACTTTTAGATCATCTGGATGGTCTACTTCACCTAATACAGAGTACCCATTTTGTATTTGATCGTTAAGTGTTTTCACAGCACGTTCAATTTCATCTACTGGGTAGACACGTTGATTAGCGTTGCGAATACCACCTTGGATAGCAATGCCTTTTAAGTAAAGACTTTTGCCATCCTTGTCATCCGACTCCATTACGATGCCGGATTGATCAAAACTTAGGTGTTCTCTTAGATAAGCTAGTTTCATCTAGTTGCTCTAATTATAGATTTTTTAACAATGGCTTAGAAGCAGCAACACTGGTTTGACCTGCTTTGTCACCTGTACCAGAACCTACTGGACCCGGAGTCTTGTTATTGTTAGGATATCCAGAACCTACTTTGCTTAGATTCTTAACACCCATTTTTCCACCAGGAACGTTGCCATTACCTGTTTTCATATCTTGTGCTGGCTTAACTACACCACCTGTTTTACCAGTTGGAGTTGTACCTACATTGTTGCCTTCGCCTGTATCACCTCTAGCAATATTGCCAGCGGTAGCACCTGTGGTTGGCTTACCTTTACCAGAACTTACTGGGCTTTTGCCATTTACTGGCTTGCTCATTTTCTCACCAGTACCCGCGCCGGCATAGTCACCGTCGGTCTTTTGGCTGTTTTTGTCCCAGTCGTTGCCAACTTTCTCAACATATTCACGTGTCATGCGACGACCTTCGTGCATGCCCATCATCATACCTTCGTCTTCGTCATCGGCTGGCTCTTCTTCACCGCCGAAACCCATGTCAGCTTCTTCGCCGCCTTGAGCTTGTTGTAGTTCAGCAAAAGCTGCTTCTAGTTCTTCGATGGCGTTCTTGATGTCCATGATTGCGGAATCTTCACTGGCTTCGTGACCTTCTTCGTCACCGCCCATGTCACCCATACCAACATCGCTGCCTAGGTCGTCAGTGGCGTCACCGCCCATGTCATCTTCGTCATCAGCTTCCATGCTGTAGGAATCTTCTAGATCCATGTTTTCTTCAACGGACTCGTCATCTTCTTCAGATGCTTCTTCAACGGACTCGTCATCTTCTTCAGATGCTTCATCCATTTCTTCTTCTTCGGCTGATTCTTCAGCGATTAAATTCTCATAGATATCTCTTGATTTTTCTACAACGATTTCATGGAAAAGCTCATTGGCTTTATCCATTTCTTCATTAACTAGTAAATCTAACAGTTGTTCAAACTTTGTAGACATTGCGTATTTCTCCTTAATTAGATTGCGCGGCAAGGCTGTGTTGTATTTACAACCTAGATGCAATACGCATGTAAAATAGGCCTAAAACGAGCCGTTTTGACCAAAATGACACAGATTTTTAATCTGTTTTGTTGATTTTTGTTAAAAATATTTAGTTTTTAACAAAAAATATTAAACTATCAGTTATTAAGCAGCAGCAGCTTCCGGCGGAGGTGCTGCGTACATTTTTTTGATTAACCCTAATTCCTGCTGTTTTTCTTTATCGTGTGCTTCTGCGGCACGACGAATATCATTGATCATTCTTAGAGTCAATCGAGTTTTACGTAGATCAGTGCGCTTCAATACAGTGGTATCTTGCTTGCTTAGATACCTGTTATCGTCCTGCATGTCTGCATGATCTCGATCAAAATAAATGAATTCTCTTAAAAACATAAAACTATTTATGCGGCAGGAGGTGGAGTTGGGGAGGCAGCTTCGGCTCCTCCACCTTCGGCAGGCTGTGCTCCTGCTTCTGGAGGCGGCGGTGCTGTGGTTGTGCCTAAGGAACTTAGATCACCAGATATGTTATTGGCAGTAATTCCTGCTCCACGAAGTTCTCCACTGGCATTTAATGTAGCTTCATCTGCGATATTTTCTTCTTTCCATAGAGTTTCGTTTTCTGCGATTTCTTCTCTGGTCAACCCTAAGAATCTTTCCATGGCAAATCGTTTACTAACATAGGGAATAGCCATCATGGTGTTGAACGTATTAACACGGGCAGTGTCCATTTCTGCCTGTCTGTAGCTGGCAAAGTTCTGTGGAGGATTGAATTTTATATCAAAAATATTGCTGTCAACATTGATACCATTGCTGTGTAAGTATAACTTAAACTCAGTGTCAAATGGC